TCTACCTGGTGTTTGTCTGCAAGGATGTTCGCTAGTTTCTGGGCGCGTTCCTCACCTATCCTTTCCGTGGGTTCAGCAGTGGCTGCTGGAAGCGTCACGACCGCCTCTAGAGGCTCTGCAGTGGGTTCACTGGTGGTGTACGTCACGTCAAGCGTCTCAACGTCCTCTACGGGCGTCTCTGCAGCTCCTGCCGGTTGATCACTGCCGAGTTCCTCTGGTGTGTACACGCTGCTACCCATGAACACGTCCGGACAGAACCAACGCACACCATTCGACAGGGCTCGCGCGAACAGCATGTTGCGCGGGAACTTTTGTAGGTTCTTGACGCCAGCTGCTTTCGCGTCCTGCAAATCAAACTTGCTGACGCCCGCAGGCTTGCCTTCTTGCATGAATTCAAGTTCAACCTTCTCGTCGGTCATGGTGACGACTCGATAATCGTATTTCGGGTGGGATTTGACGGCGGCAGCCATGAGGTTCGCACCGACCGCTGGTTTGCCTTGAATGACATGGACACCGTTGACGGACGCGAACGGGCCGAAGCCCATTTCGCGTCCAGCAAGAATCTTCACGCCAATTTGTGCAGCTTCACGAGCGTCCGTGAAGTAGCCTGACTTGGCGAACATGTCGGCAATGCGAGCCAGGTCATCCATGTTGCGGATCGGCATGGCGTTCGCGGTCATCAGGTCGTTACCCATTGAGTTTCCATCCTTCCGGCAGATTCTGTTCAAGCCATTCTTGTGCTTCTTCAAGCTTGTGGAGTTCACTGGTCGTTTCGTCAGGCGTCACTTCGCACAACACCTCGTCGATCAGTTCGCGCCCGGCAAGTCCGAGACTGGCGTACTTCCGCATCATGTTCATGAGATCAATCTTTTCTTCGTGCGTAAGAATCCCGAGACTCGAGTACTTCCGAATTATGTTCATCAGACAACTCTTTTCTTCGTGCGTGAGATTTGAAAGACTGGCGTACTTCCGCATCATGTTCATGAAATCGATCTTTTCTTCGTGCGTAAGAATCCCAAGACGCATGTACTTTTGCGTCATGTTCATGAGATCGATCTTTTGTTCGTACGTGAGAATCCCGAGACTTGCGTACTTCCGCGTGATGTTGCTGAGATAACTCTTTTCTTCGTGCGTGAGAATCCACAGACTGGCTTGCATCCGCATCATGTTCATGGAATGGATCTTTGCTAAGTGCGTGAGGTTCATTGTGCGCTCCGTGCAGCAAGCATGGCTGCGTCAGCTTCCAAAAGGACTTTGAGGACTTCGGGGATGAGTTCAGCTTCAGTCATGCGGTCACGGCATTCACGGCAGTAGCGACTACCGTACGTGGCAAGTTCATGCGTCATAGGGTCACTGCGACTCCACGCGACAGTGACGGGCTGATGATGCTGGCTGCAGTTTTCGTTGATGCAGGCGAACAGTTCGTATTCCATCATGCTGGTTTCATCTCCTTATTGACGGCCTTGACGGCAAGTTGCGCTTCGTGATCATTTTCGAAACTAGCAATGTACGCAATCCTATAGTTTCCGGTGGACCACTGCTCGTGCGTAAACACGTCCCACATGCGTGTTTGCGTATTGAAGTCAATCCACCAACGCTTCATGGCTGCCTGGTTAATCATGAGTGACTTCCATGGGGTCGCCTTCATAGCCGGTGCCGTCGCAGTGTGGGCACACGTAGTGGCGGTCATCCTCGACGCTGCCCCACTGCCCGAATGGGTTCCAGTACACTTCGCCAACGCCTCCGCAGGTGACGCACATGGTGTTGTGTAGTTGGTCTAGGACGTGATCGGGTACGGGGACTTGATGTGGTTTCATGCTGCCCTCCAGTTGTGTGTCCGGCGCGTAGTGGGTTTGCCGCTCCGGTGACACAAGGATACACGCGGTTACGCTCGCGTGTCAATACTTCACTTGCAGTAACACTAAGTGTCATGTACATTGTTGTGGAAGGAGGCCACATGCCATTCAAACCACTAGACGCCTACTCCGTCGACGAAGTCGTAGAAGTACTCAACATCACGCGCAAAACGTTTCAACACTGGGTTGCCAACGATCCTGACTTCAAAACGTACAAGATTGGAAGACACCGATTCATGGACCACGAAGACCTCATCAACTGGATCGAAGCGAAACGCGCCACGAAAGACAAGCAATGAACACCCTCGACAAAAACCTCACGCAACACGCCATCAAGAAGCACAATGAACGCATCCTACGCACCATCGCCGCTAACGCACTCTTCGCAGTCCGCAACCCCAACAATACGAATGACTTGAAACTCATTCAACGACACGCCAACGACCTCATCATCACGATTAAAGGTACGCAATTGGAGGACCTGCAATGACCATGCTTGCCGTAGCATTCGGAATCATCATCCTGGTAGGGACTGTCACGACCGCCATTTACGATGCGATCGCACGCGCCTGGTGGAACCGTGATCAATGACGAGACGCGCTTCATTATGCTCGCCAGGCAACACGACGCCGCTAGTCGCAGCCTCAAAACAGAAGCAGAAACTCACACACGCCCATACTTACGGCAGCAAGCAGAACAAGCTAGTCGCATTCTGCAGCAACTCGCTAATGCGTACGTCATAACGGCGGAAGAGGTTCGACGTGAAAACAACACACGAAAATAAAATGCTGCAACTCGACATTGAAGACAAAAAGAAGTGGATCCTGATTCAAAAGTACTGCACGTGCGGATGGGCGTACGTGCATGACGACTTTGAGAACAGTGCAGTCATGACGTTCAAGAATCCTAACTGCAAACTGCACGGCATAAACCCCAAGCATGACCTGCCTGCAGGATTCCCGTGAAGTTCGTTAGCCTATTCGCGGGTATCGGCGGACTTGACCTTGGCCTTGAACGAGCAGGCCACACGTGCGTAGGGCAAGTGGAGATTGACGATTATGCAACGAAAGTCCTTGAACAACACTGGCCGGACGTCCCACGAATCAGAGACGTCCAAGACTTCCATGGACACGAGTTCGGGCGGTTCGACATGCTTGTCGGCGGGTACCCATGCCAACCCTTCAGCACCGCAGGACATCGACAAGGAACCAACGACGAACGCCACCTCTGGCCAGAAGTCCACAGAATCATTCGCAACGTACGACCCGCATTCGCACTCCTGGAAAACGTCACAGGGCACCTTAGCTTGGGGTTCGAACGAGTACTCGGGGACCTGGCCGAGAGCGGGTATGACGCGGAATGGGATTGCATACCAGCGGCAGCCCTTGGCGCCCCTCACCGGCGCGACCGCCTCTTCGCACTGGCCTACCCCAACGGCCGCCATGTGGATGGGAGCCAAAACAAGGAACACTGCGAAGAAATATCCGGGGCGCGGATCGAACCTGCCGGAGGCGGTGCAGAGGGCAGCTGTGGGGGACTCCAGGTACTACCAGCCGGACGGGAATACGGTGTGGGTGTTCGACGAGAACGACATGCCGTTGCTGGTGTGCGCGCATTGCATGGAACCGCACGACGATTGGCATGGTCCGATCAATCCGAGGTTTGGAGAATGGTTGATGGGATTCCCGACCCAGTGGACGCTTATCGAGATGAACGATTGAAAGCGATTGGTAATGCCGTCGTGCCGCAGGTTGCGGAGTGGATTGGTCGGAGGTTGCCAATGTCGGTGACACCATGAAAAGAACCCCCCGCCGAAGCGGGGGACCACACGGGGTAAATGCTCGGCTGGAGGGCCAAAAGCACAATACCATGCCCACCGTGAACAGGAAGGCGCATCATGGCTAGAGGCAGATTCATCAGCAAAGACCTCAAAGATAGCGACAAGTACATCAACCTTCTCGACTGGCACACGCGAGCGTTATACATGCACATGGTCACATTCGCGGATGCCGAAGGACGACTCAACGGCAATCCACGATGGATCAATGGCGTCATCCTCACGTTGCTCGACTACCCTAACGGCGAGCAAGGAATCCAACAATCCCTCAAACGAATGAACGACGTTGGCATCATCCAGTGGTACGAGATTAACGGAAAACCCTTCATTCAAATCACAAAGTTTCATGAGCACAACAAGGTGCGACGCAAAAACGGAGTCCCGACGCATGAGTCACCGTCAACAATTCCTGCACCGCAAAGCAACTACGAAGCAGCCCCAACGCATCATGCAGAGCAACTACAGAGTAACTACGTAGCAGCTACCGCAGAAGTAGAAGTTGAAGTTCAAGTTAAAGATCAAGTTCAAGTTAAAGATCAAGTAGAAGAGGAAGTAGAAGTACAAGACCAACCACCCCCCCAACACTCCGAAGACAACTTCGCAGCCACCCACAACGGAGCATCAACCGCCAATGACACGCATCGAGCACGCGCCACCATTCGCAGACTCAACCCCGACTTCGCACGACGCAACGAACACCAAATGCAAGCATGGGGCCGCTGGACCAACCAACAGATCCACGAAATGTGGGAAGCAGCAGACCCCAAAAAATGGCCTAACGAACACGACAAAAAACGCAGCTGGATCTTCGCTGACCTACTCAACGAAGAACGCCAACCACCACGCACACCCTACAAAAGCACCGTCGCCCAAGAAATGATGGAACGCGCTGAACGCACCATCGCAGAAGCAATCGGAGAACAATGAAAAAACTAAGCGACCAACTCGGAGTCCTCGACGCCCACGGAACACGCCACCTCAAAACCAGCAACGCAGGCTGCCCCCACTGCGGCACCACCGACATCAAATACAGCAGCGACGGCAAATTTGCGTTGCACCACCCAGGAGCCGAATGCTGCATCCCCAGACTCGAACAACAAATCACCTGGCGTAAACACGAACTCGCAAACATCACGAACAAACTAGACGTCGACGTCAAAAACCTCAACGCCACCGCCACCGCCACCACCAACATTCACGAAGCCACCAACACCCTCGAAAGAAACTCACGCATAGCAGGCGACCACATCCAAGCTGACCTCACGGACCTCACCCGCAAACTCCGCGACTTGAAAGGACACGCATGAACCCATTCTGGTTAGGACTCACCCTCGGACTACTACTCGGCGGCACCATCTCAGCCATCATCTTCACCATCAGCACCGCCATCCTCGCCAACGACCTGGACAACTGGTGAACGGTCGCGCCAGCAAACGAAAAGGCACCAACGGCGAACGCGAAGTCGTCAACATCGCCAGGCAACACGGCATTCACGCCGAACGCGCCTACATGAGCAACGGCAAAGCCCTAGGACAAGCCGAAACCGTCGACGCCATCATCGGCAACCTACGCACCCAAATCAAACGCCGCAAAACCATCGCCAACTACATCAAACCCCCACAAGAAACCGACATCACCATCCTCCGCGAAGACCACGGCCAATGGCATGCCATCATGCCCTACACACTCCTACTCAAACTCCTCAAAAACCAAAAATGAACCTCACACCCACCCAATACAAAGCCCTGCACCAACTCCATAAAAGCCACCAAAAAAACGAACTATACGACCTCGACGAACACAACACTAATCGCGCTCAACTACGCAAACTCACTGAACAGAAACTCGCAACCAACCTCGGCGACAACCTCTACCGCATCACCCTAAAAGGCATCGCCACCATCAACACCATCCCCCGACAAGTCACCCGACAAGACATCCTCCATTACCTACACCGTAACCCCTACAAAACCAGCATTGAAATCGCAGCCGCACTCCACACCAACCTCAAACGAGTCATGGACATGACCCACCACATGCACAAAGCCAAACAACTCAAACGCCACGGAACCCGCTATGAACGCTACTGGACCCCAAACCAGCCACACTACACCCACTACGACATCACCCCATTCGAATACCGCATCTACACGTACATCAAAAAAAAACAACCCACCACCAGCCAAAAAATCCGCAACAACCTCAACACTTCCCGAACGCAAAACCCACAAAGCCCTCAGCAACCTACACGAAAAACAACTCATCACCACCACCACCCCCCCCAAGCCAAGCCCCTACAAGCACTGGATCACCACCAACCAATGAACAAACAAACCCACATGCTGCGCGGCGACTGGCTCACCGAAATCCTAACGGCACACCACCGCAACCAAATCACCTGGCAAACCTTCACCCTCACCCCCAACCACATCACCAACAAAAACACCGGACGCTTCCACAAACCCACCCAAACCTACGACCCCACCACCATCGAAAGCACCACCCCCGCACCCAAATACCACACCGCCATCAACCCCCCAGAACCCAACATCAACTACCCAGGCGAACAATGGACCATCACCCCCACATGGATCCGCCACGCCCACCAAACCCTCAAAGAACACAACCTACACACCGCATTCATCAACCACGCCAACAACCCCAACAACCACACAAGCATCGCCCACTACAACGACTACAAACAAACCGTCACCTGGGGACACAACACACCCCACGAACTACGCCAAGTCGCACTCATCCTCAGCACCCTCATGGAATACAACCCCCTTGACAAAAAACCACACAACCCCCATAATCAAAATCGCAACACCTAAACCTCCAAGTGTGGCGTGCACAAAATCCACCAATTCGCGTACACCAGCACGCCACACAAACACCTGCTACACTACCCAACGGGATAACACCCGATTCGACTACAGTCGCGCGACCCAACCAAACCCAAGAAGGCGGGTGGGGCGCGCAACTGTATCAACACGACAAAAACAAAATTCAGAAACGGTTGACAAAAATGACACAATAAAAAAGGGCAAGGAGCACCATGATCAGCGTCAAGGACTACATCAAAGCAATCGACAACAGTGGCGGCATCATCACTAACGCAGCTGACGCTCTTAAGTGTAGTCGCCAAGCCTACGCACAAATCGCAGCCATCGAAGCCAACGAACGAACGCGCAACAACCACCAAGTCACATGGCACTAAGAGACAAACAACGCGCATTCGTACGCGAATACCTCAAAGACTACAACGCCACCGCAGCAGCCGAACGCGCCGGATACTCACCCAAAACAGCAAGATCACAAGGACACCGGCTGTTGACAAAAGCTGATGTTCAACAACACATTAAAAAGTTCGAAGACAAAGCCGACTCCAACACCATCCTCACCATCGAAGAACTACGCGAATGGTGGAGCGACGCCGTACGCGGACGACACAACGACGCCACGTACAAGGACCGCCAAAAAGCATCCGAACTACTCGGCAAGAGTCTCGGCGGATTCACGGATCGCGTCGAACAATCCGGCAGCACAACCATTCGCGTAATTTACGACGATGCCGAATGACGTCACCATCAAACTCCAACGCCCACACCCAGCACAAACTCAAGTCATCAACGAACAAACCCGATTCAACATTCTCGTCTGCGGCCGGCGCTGGGGCAAAACGGAATTGCTACTCAACCGACTCTACCGACCCTTGCTGGCCGGACAACCCGTCGGCTGGTTCGCACCCAACGAAAAATACTTCGACGAGGTCTGGCGTCAAGCCAACCAAACCCTAGCACCCATCATCACGCGCAGCGATTCGCAAAAGAAGCGACTGGAAGTCATCACCGGAGGCATCCTCGACTTCTGGACGTTGCACAACACCGACGATCCAGGGCGCGGACGCAAGTACGCAGCCATAGCGATTGACGAGGCAGCCATCATCCCAAGTCGACGACTTGCACGACAATGGCCCGAAGCGATCCGGCCCACCCTCACCGACTATCAAGGTGACGCTTGGTTCGCCTCCACACCCAAAGGCGCCGGGTACTTCAAAGACTTGTTCGAGCAAGCTGCAACGCGTGACGATTGGACGGCATGGCAAATGCCAACCATTGCCAACCCACACATCAACCCCGACGAGGTTGCAGCAGCCAAACTTGAACTCCCACGACTCGTGTACGAGCAAGAATACGAAGCAAAATTCGTGACGGAGTTCGGAGCGATCTTCAAAGAACCCCTCCGGTACGACACGCCACCCACCACCGGATACCGTGAAGCAACCGGCTGCGACTTCGCGTACACCAGCAAAAGTGGTGACTACACCGTATTTCTCACCGGTCGACTCCACGAAAACAAACTTTATTTAACGAACGCATATCGACGACAAGCCGAAACGAACGAATGGATGCACGCACTCAAACAATGCAGCAACCCATTCGCATTCATCGGCGGGCAAGAAAAAGGCATCACGCAACTACTACGCCAACAAGGCATCAACCTCAAAACCGCGAACGCCACCACCGACAAACTAGCGCGCGCGCAACCCGCAGCAGCCGCATGGAATCGCGGTGATATTCTCATACCCAGCGACGCACCATGGGTGGATGACGTCCTACCCGAAATTCTTGCGTTCACCGGCAATAATCAAGTTGATGAACACGACGACACGATCGACGCGCTCAGCAGCCTGCATTACGCTCTCCACCAGCAACCACAACCCCGCGCCCGCATTCTCTAAGGAGAAACCATGCCAACCATTTTGGATCGCCTCCTAGGGCGCACACAACGCACGGAAAAAGCCTCCACAAATTATCGTAGTGGCACGTACTACACGGACCTACCGCAAGCCGTATGGACTCCCCACGATTACGGTCGCATCGCCAAAGAAGGCTACCAACACAACATTTGGGTGTACGCCTGCATTCGAGAAATCACGAACGCAGCCAAAACCACCCCCTTCATCCTGTACGAAACGCAAGGCAACGGCGACAAGACTGAACTCACAAACCACCCCATGCTTGACCTGCTACGCAAACCCCACGGTGACGATCCTGTACACCCCGTAACGTGGGAAGGCTTCCTCGAAGCCACCATCGCGTACCTGTTGATTAGCGGCAATTACTATATTTACAAGCAGAAACCTGAAAGTCGTAATGCACCACCACTCCGCCTGTACACGCTACGACCTGACCTCACCACCATGCATAGTGACGGTAGTCACACGTACGGGGCAGGCATCACCGAAAAACGTTTCCCACCTGGCGAAGTGCTGCACGGCACACTCTTCCATCCCCTCAACGACACGTACGGCTTAGGCGTCATCGAAGCAGCCAGTCGCGGAATTGACATGTTCAACGCTGGTATGGCTCACAACGTCAAACTCCTGCAGAACGGAGCGCGACCCGCGTCCGCGTGGATTAGTGAAGGTGACCTGACGGACGAACAATTCGAACGCATGCGCAGCCAAATGATGAGGTACGAAGGACCCAACAACGCCGGAAAACAACTCCTTCTTGAAGGCGGCATGAAATGGCAAGACCTTAGCCTCACGCCACAC